AGCTTTCTGCACTTTGGACGCACCCTGCTTCAGCCGATCAAATTCTTCCCAAATAACAACCGTGCCGGATTCCTTCAGCTTCAGATACAAATATCCTGGCAGTTCTTCAATTTCACTTTCCGGAAAATATAAATCTAAACAATATGATGATAATTATAAATATATTGTTTATGAAGAATTTGTTTCTGAAGATGGAATATATATCAGAAATGAATGGCAAAGATTTAATTCCGTTATATCAACTATTACCAGAAATCGTGGATGCAAGGTTTTCCTGATAGGAAATACAGTTTCAAGATTTAACCCTTATTTTGAAAATTTTGGCATTGATGTAATGCAGTTAGGATTAAAATCAGGTGAACACAAAGTAATTCAAACACCTGAAGGTGCGAAAGTCTGTATAGATTTTTCAGGGAATGTTTATCAGTCTGAATCTGAAATTGCATCTGTTCTGAAGGTGCAGAATAACAAAATAGCAACTACAACTGACTGGATGCAGTCTGACATGGTTCTGGATGGCCCTGTAATTGATTTAATTACAAATCAATATAAATCTATACCTGTATGCTTAATTGCGCTACAAACTAAAACTGATGCAGATTTTTATATATTGTACTGCCTTCAGGATGATAAAAACAGAATTGTATGTAATTTATTAACAAAAAGAATACTTTGCGATTCTGAAATAATAGATTCATTAGATTTACAGGATTATGTTTTTTATATAGATGTTAAACCTGTTCAATGCATACAGGCAGGTGTTAAATCCTATGTAGATTTTCAGAAATTTGCTAATAATCCGGATTACAGAATTATATTTAATCAAACTACATTTTATGAAGATGATAAAATAAGACATCATTATATTCAAAAATTAAAATTTGTAGAACCATCAGAAAGGATAGGTGAACAGTATTAATGAATATAGGAAATCGTAAAAAAAAACCTGAAGATGAATTTATTCCTGAATGGAAAAAAAGATGCACTATTATTAATTTAGATTGTGAATATTGTCTTTTATATGATAAAGAAAGAAAATGGTGCAGTCATCATTTAGATGAATACAGGGAATATTTAAAACAGGGAAAAAAAATAAGGAAGGCATAAAGCCTTCCTTTTATTTAGCGGTCATATACTCTATTTTGGGCATAATATTTTTCATTTTCAGCAATATTTCTTTCTTTCTGTTCAAGTTCTTTCTTTTTTTCTAACCAATATTGTCTGTCATTTTCATCTTCAAAATGCCCAGTAAGAATAGCATTAACCATATCTAAAGTCATATTAACACATCCTTATTTCAAATATTTCTGCGCTACATAATACTGTTCATTTTTATACCAGATTATGCACATTTTGTATTTACTTTTATCAATAGTCTTTGAACCTGCATCTTTGACTATTAACTTTATAACTGTACCATTTGGTATTGTACCAGCAGGGGAAGATTTCAAAGTTTCATAATAATGTAAACCACCTTCAGCCTTTACAGTTTTTTTAACAGTCTTTTTTCTTAATACACCTGTAACATAGTAATTAGTAAAAGGTTTTACCCTTTTGGTAACGGCATCATGATTTCCGGTTCCGTTTTCATCATAATAAGTGATAGTTTTTTTGTCTGTATGGTCACATATAAAAATATGCCCATAAGAACCGGAAGTTCTGATTCCTAAATCACCCATTTTTACAGTTGAATCAGATGCAGGTCTTTTGTTATTGATATAATAGGAATCAAAGTTTTCTTTTAAAATAGGATTAGTATTACTGTCATACCACCAGTCTTTAGCATTACCCATAGTTCCGCATTTAATACCAAAGCATTCCTGCAGATATAACTTTGCAAGGTCAACACACTGAACACCGGCATAACCATCAAAGTCTATTTTTTTTCCTAAATACTTTTTAATAAATTCCTTATAAGTTATCATTATTATTCACTTCCTTTTATGGTGTATTATTAAATTCATTACTTAATCCAAAATTACCTACATTCCCTATAGAAGTATGCCAGATATGAACACCGGATTCAAAAGCATTTTTAATCTGGGATGCATATTCATCAGGCGCATTTATCTGTGCATTTAACTTTGAAACCTTGATATAATTCCATGAAGGCCTTGATGTAATATTTATTGATGCTATTTCATCAATAGCATAGCCATAAACAGTTAAATAGTCATCAATATATTCACATTCGGCCCAGTTAGGCCCTATATCAACGAATCTGGGAATAGGCCTGTTATCTGTAATAGAAATAAGATTTCCGGATGAACCTGTATTTACACCCCTTTGCCCTATTGCATCAATCATATCCCTTGCACCTGCAATAGACTGCCCGGCAGATAAACCTGCGCCCATGTAATTTCCGGTTGCAAGTTGTGAACCTGAATTTACTAACGAACCTATTCCACCTATAGCAGTTGATAATTGATTAAGTGTTTTATCTAAACCTGTATTAGCATCATAACCGATTCTGCCCTGACATGAATAACCTAATTTAAAATAAGTATTAGAAGGTGTTTTATAATTACCTACATGTAACATAAATCCATCAGTTGCCATCTGACATCCGTATAAATGCATAGTAGGATTATTAGAATCAAACAGTTCAGGTTTTAAAGCATATTTAAAACCATTTTGTGTATAAACTGCATAACCTTTACACATTGATGTTAGCATCTTTTTATTTGTAGGTGTATAATATGTAGTTGTTCCACCTGAAGTTTTTGATGCAGATAATGATGAAGTTCTTAAATTAACAGTAACCTGTTTATGAACTATATCATTTGTAGCAAAACCGGATGATGTTCCTTTAACCCATGTAGGAATCGCATATAAACCTATTAATTCATTTCTATGGTCTTGCATTTCTGCAAGTGAAGTAGCACCTTGAATAGACTGCCATTTATACTCTGTATTACTATCCGGATTTGTTAAATCTTCTATCCAGTTAGAAATGTTATCCCAGAATGTAGTTGTAGCAGTTCCGTAAGAACTTAATACATCCTTCATTGATGCTCTTCCATAATTAGCAATTATTCCTGCTAAATCTGAAGTAGAATTAACAAAAGTTCCATATTCAGCGGTTAAAGTTGCACCTGTTCCTGAACCAGTATATTCATATTCTTTAGAAGTATTATTAAATTTAGAAGTTGAATGTAAAACCCATGTAGGTGTCCATGATAAACTATTATTATTTGAATCTTTACTGAAATCATTAATAACATCTTCAACTTGTGGTGTAACTGATACAGGTTCAGGTGCTAAATAATTACCTGCAATATCTTTTTTCCATTCACCTGCCTGTGAATCAGTTGCATTATACTGTGGTACATGACTGCGCTCAATATAGCATTTCTTAAATGTAATTCTATGCTGGAAACACTGCCATGCATCCAAATGATAATGAACTGCACATGAATTATATGAAATCCATTCTATCCGGTCAACGAAAGCATACCACCATACTTTAGTAGTAGAAATATCAGGATTCTTAAACATCATATAATTATAAGTGTTAATGTTATACATATTAGTATCAATTTTAATAACACCATCTTTTACTATATTATAATTAGTTCCTAAATATTTATCACTGGAAGAAAGGTTTTCAAAATAATCACCAAAAGCAGTAGCCTGTGCAGTTCCATTATCAAACATTAAATAGTTATTATCATTAGGTTGCCAAGGCACATTGAATAATCTTATTTCACTTGTAGGTTCTTTTAATGACATATAATCACCTTATCCTATAACACTATTATTTGATGAAGATTCAATTACACCATGTGAATTTACAATACAGTTTGTGAATGAAGTATTAGAATCTGTAAGTGTACCAGTTCCGGCAGATGAATTAATATAAATATTACTATACCAGTTAATAATACAATCTAAACCATAAATAACATAAGGTTTAGGTCTGTCTGTAATATGAATTCTTCCACCCCTGAAGGCAAAATTACCATCCCTGACAATAACCTGATAATTAAGTCTATCACCGGAAATTGAACCGCCTGAATATAATCTGTTTTCAATCTGAACATTTTGAAATGATACAGAACCACCATTAACAAATACTGCACCTATATGAACCCATTTAGTATTCAAATCTTCATCTTCAGAATGTGCAGATGCATAAGTATTACCTTCAATGAAAATGTTTTTATCAGTTGAAATTACAATAGGTTCAAGTATATTTCTGGTTTTAATAGATATTTCAAGTTTATCATAATATACCTGTGCATTAGCATACATAATTGCTTCTGTTAATGTAGGGAAGTAATTGTTTGCATCACCATTAGGATTAGATATTTCAAAAGCATTAGAATCAGTTGAAACATCTGATGCAGGATTTCCTACATTAAGAATAATATATTCACTTCCGGCCTGATTAGTTAATGCCTTATTAGGAATCATTGAATTATTAACATAATCAAAAGCAAAAACCTGATGATAGTCAAGGAAATGAACTATATTATGATTCTGGATAGAAGTTCCAAAATAGATTGTATTTCCTATTACAGAAAGGTTTTCAAATTCACCATATCTGAATTCATGATTACCACCAAATTCACCCAGACTGTAAACCCAGTCTATTGATTTTGTAGTTCTGTTAATTCTTAAAATACAATTAGGTGTAGTTGAACCCATAAAGAAATATAAATCATTACAACATAATCCAGAACCAAACAATCCATAAGTTTTAGAAAGTTCTGTATATCTTGAATCTTCTAAATCAATAGATATTTCTAATTCAATTCCATGTTCTTCCCAACTTGTAACCTTATAAATTGAAGGATGTGTACCATCACTGCAAAGATATACTTCACCATTATAGCAACATACATTTGAAATTTTGCTTAAACCGGAAAAAGAAATTCCACCTGAACCCCATACAAAATCAAGATTCCAGTCCAGCGCAAAAACAGTATTCATATCTGTGAATACCTGATTAACCCATTGTTTTGAAGGTGCGATATAAAATAAATCATTTACATCATCATAGCAGATGCTATTTCCATGAAAAACATTCTTAACTGCATGTTTAACAAAATACCATCCTTCTGAATATTTCCTGTAAATTCTTATATCACAATCATCTGTATATCTGGATTCACTGTCAACTGCACCAACTACAAAACATCCTACAAAATAGGTAATACCTTCCCTGATGAACATACATCCACCCTGACAGAATGAAAAATGTGCATCTTCAGTATTAAGGTTAACATTTGTAAATTCATGCGCTTTTTGGCATATTCTGAACATTCTGTTAGTATAAGGTTCAGTGAATTTAGGTGCAGTTGCAGATGCATAATATTTAGAAAGAACATCTGCAAGAACATCATCAAATTCACCGGATTCATACATTTCTTCCAGAACCTTCTGAACTTCTTCCTTAATAGCATCATCCATATCATCCAGAACCTTCTGAATCTCATTCAAAATTTCTGTGTATGAATTGCACTGTTCAATGATTTCATTTACTTTTGAAAGTAATGAAAGCAGAAGTTCATAATTTGAGAATTCACCTATATATGTTTGCGGAATAGTCTTATTAGAATAAATTCCTAACATATATGCAAGTTCTTTTAGTTTCGGTCTTGCCATTTATATCATCCTTTCTGCATTAAGCCGGAATTTTTGTGTATTGTACCTTTGCGAATCCAAGCCCAGTTTGATATTCTGTTAAATTATAACAAGAAATATAAACAGCACCGGAATCATAACCTTCAGTTTTATCATACATATAGGCAACTATGGATTTTACTGCTGATGCCTTTACAAATGAACCTGTAGGTACACAATTAAAACTCACAGTTCTAGGGTCATCATCATTAGAAATAATTAAACCTTCACAATTAATGATTTTTTCACTTCCGGGAACTTCAATTACATATCCATTACTGACATCATATTCAGGTAACGGAAAACAACATTCATATAAATCATCACCAAAATATGAACCTATTTTTCTTTCTTCAGTTGAATAAACAACTTCATAAGGTTCAACTGGTTCAGGTTGACTATTGATAGCATCAATAATTTCATTAATCTTATATTTTATTTTCCTGATTATTTCATAGTTATTAAACAGTGAAAATGTAGGAATTTCATGTAATTTGTTAATCATTATTTTCATCCTTTCCTATAATTTTATTAATTAAAGATTTTAAAAGATTAATTGTATATTTAATCATATCTGTAATATAATTTTTTCCTGTAACTTCTTCCATGTTTTCACCTATTGAAGTTAATTCAACTACCGAAATACCGATACAAATTACAGGACATAAATTAAATTTAGTTTCCGGAATTGCATAGTGTATCATAATATCAATACTTAAAAATGCAAATATAACACATACAAAAACAAGCAGTTTTGAAAATGATTTTCTTGCCTTTTCAGATTGATAATTTTTCTTATAAAATACTTTTGCGAATCCGGAAATGGTATCACATAAATACATAATACCTGCTATAACCATATAAATTATATTTTTAAGAAAAAATGTAATAAATATTTCCATAATAAATCATCCTTTCTTAAAATAGTAACTGAATAAACATATCATCAAGCGCATACAGAAGTTCCTTCATAATATTATGATATGAATTATAATATTCATTATATCTTGGAAGAAGATTTCCGTATTCTTTAAATGTTCTTTCAATGGTATTATTTGAATCTGAAGATGAATTTCCTTCAGTTTTAGTTGTATTTTCAGAAGAAGATTCAGCCATAGAACCATCATCTGCATATTTAACTTTACCTATATTATCAGCATCAATTAAATTTGCAGGTGTAGTAGAATGCACATTTTTACCGGAATTACTTGCAGAACCAGTTCCTTTAACAGTTGAATCTGAATCAGAATGATTAACTGCATGTTCATAACTTTCACCCTGTCTTTCAAGGGCAGGATTTTCAAGATTAATAATCTTTTGTAGTGCATCATATTTAAAGCATATTTCCGGCATCAGCATTTCAAGTCTTTGTTTAAGTTTCATTTTAAATAATGGAACAGTTTCATAACCTATGCATTCATTCCAGTATTTTTCACAAAACTGCATTTCAAAAGAATCTTTGAAATCCTGATTAGGAATCTGGTAATTAAAATCAAAAAGGAATTTACATCCTTCCTGAATCCTTTTATAAATATCAGGTTCATTAGGATTAGATTGTGAACAGATAATAGTTTCTATACTTGTAGTGTATTTACTCATCAGATTCACCACCTTCATCCTTATTTACTATATTAAAAGGTTCGTTAAATTCTTTGATTTTCTGAACTTCTTCATTAAGTGTAACAGTTATTTCTTCATCAAGATAAGAACTGAACTTTTCATTGATTTCTTCACAGGCTAATTGTCTTGCAGTAAACATTGAATCTATAGTTAAACCTATAACTTCATTATTAACATTTACTTCATCAACTATACTTCTTTCCCTTTTAAATGTGCCATTTGCATTATTAAGGCCTATAAAAGTTAAAAACATATCCGTATAATATTTAATAATTTCATTCAGTTTATCTGCAATAAAAGGTGCATTAGTATTAACACATCCTATTTTACCAACTGCATTTTCTTCAAGGAAAATATACCACTCATTACCATCATATTTTTCAAATTCGGCTTTTAGTAGTTCCCTTTGTTCCCTTGTACCAGAAAATACTACAGGTGTTTTCTGTGCATTAATATTAATATCAGATATATCTTTTATTTTAATAATCTGCTGAACAAAATAATCAATATAAAGAAATGTAGGAATATAATTTGAAGTATTACGAACAACTACAAATAGTGATTTATCCTTAAAAGTTTCACTATATTCATTTGCAATACATTCTATTGCAGTAGGCCTTCCATACCAGTCTATTTTTTTGAATACACACTGCGGATTCATTAATCCACAGTTTTTATCATAAACAACGGAATTTTTGCCAAATAAACATAACATACTTTCCATATAAGGCGCATCACATGTTTCCGGAAGTCCATGCCATTTAAAAATATTAGTAACAAGATTAAAAAAATACATATAGAAAACTCTTTGTATTCCTTTAGAACTTCTAATATTATTAAATGTATTTGATGAAGATATAATACCACTGGATTCAAGGCCAAATAGCGCATCAAATTTTTCTATACTTTCACTATTTTTTTTAACCATTTATATCTTCCTTTCAAAAAAGGGCAGAAGTTATTCTGCCCTAATTAAATTAAACTTATGAACCTGCAACGATACCTGCAGAAACAATTTCATTACCGATTTCAAATACAAACATACATGTGCTGGATGCACCTGTAAGTGTATCTTTAGCAGTAAATGTAACTGTATTGTCAGAATATGTAGCAGTAACATAATCTTTCCAGTTTGAAGGTGTAGCATCACTGAAAATAGTTCCTGAAAGATTTGTTACATTAACACATTTTACATCTGCATCAGAAAGTTCATAATCAGCAGGTGTTACAGTGAATTCACATCCTGAACCTTCATCCATAGCAGATGCAGGTGTAACACTTTCAATAGAAGTAGTTTCATCAATGAATACAAGCGCATTTGCCCAAGGTCTTATGCCGTAAGTCTGCCATACATGAAGGAAGTAGTTTGTAGCAAGGTTTCCGGCATTGAAAAATTCAGTGCTAACTTCCATAGTATCATAAATCTGGAAAAGGCCTGAATCACATACTACCATAGCAATATTAGAGTTATGATGTTCTTTAAGTACACCGGTAACACCATCATCATCAACTTCATATTCATCCCATCCAAAATCATCAACAAGTACAAGTCTATCCCTGAATTCAACTTCAGAAAGGTTAAATACACCAGCAAGATATTTAACTTTAATTGCATTGATTGTATCAATTTTAGCAATTACAATAATATCTTCAGGATTAGTCCATACTTTAGCAAGGGTACCAGTACCGGAACTAACTGCATAGTTATTATATTTGGTTGAAGGAAACTGGAAATGCTCATAAGCATTTTTAACATCTTCAACTGCAGTCTGAATACCATTAGCAGTTGAAAGGTCAATACTCTTTTCAATGAACATTGATGCATCATAACATTCATTCAATGCCCTTTTAGTAAGATTGTATTCTTCAATTTCATTACCTGCATAAACAGTCTGAATAAGTGTATCAATGAATTCAGAAAATGCAACTACATCCCTGAATGCACCCCTTAACATATCCTTTGTAATGGTTTTCTGGAATACATCATGACGATTTTCCCTGTAGAATGCAGAAATGGTATCCTGCTGTGTACCCTTCAGAATTCTGCTGAAATCATCAGGATTATAAGGTGTAGGATTAACCGGATTAGTATAAATATCTTCAATATCAAATCCGTAAGGCTTATTGCCCTTCTTCATTGGTGAAAGTCTGTTAGTCCACATGTGCGACTTGAAAATAGGAAATGCAACTAACTGCACAAGGGCCGGAAGAAATTCATTTGTAATAGAATTATATTCAATAATCGGCTGGCCAAATGCAGTAAGGTCATCACCTTTTTCATATTTACCTACCTTCTTTTGATAGGATTCAGTTGCATTATTATAAATGCGCTTTAAGGCATTATAAGTTAAATCTTCTGCCTTCTGAATTTTCTGTTTTGCAATTTTACTCAAAATTATTCATCCTTTCTTATTTCATTTCATAATCTTCTATGATTTCATCAAGTTCATCAGATTCTTCATCTTCTTCATCTTCTGCATCATATTTTTCTTCTTTTTCTTCTTCACCGATTGCAACTGCAGTTCCCAGTTTCATGGTCAACTGTGCATTGAATTCCCTTAATCGTTTGTTTTCTTCCCTTAATTCATCAGTTTCAGCCTGTGCGATTCTTTTAGAATCTTCCGCATCATTAACTTCAGTTTCAACTTCCACAAGTGAATCAAGCGCAAGTGCAACTTTAGATTTTACTTCAGGATTAATTTCTTCACCAGTTGCAAGTTCATTGAACAAAGTTCTTAATTTATCAGTTGCCTGACTCATAGAAAAAAATCATCCTTCCTTTTAGAATCAATAAAAGGCATCAGACGAAATTCTGATGCCTTCATAAGCAAGTTCAATCTATATATTAATCATACAGTTCATCAATAATTTCCTGCAGTTCTTCAATAACATCAGTATCAAAACAGAAAGCCTGATTGATATAGTTATTATTTTTATCCCTGTATGAAGGATATGAAATAAATGTATGGTCTTTATTAACAACTATCTGAATGCGAATTGCAAAACCACAATCAAGTGAAATAGTACCATAATCATTTTTTTTGCCTTCATAGATGCGAATAGTACCTGCAGAAAATTTCTTTTCTGTAAATGCATCAGAATTTTTGTTACTTCCCTTTTTAGTCTGTCGTGCCATAGTAATGACTCCCTTTTTTTGTGTTATTAAATTTATAGTAGTATTTTATGTATTGGGATAACAATGTTAGTTGTAGTAATTTTTATTCCATTTGTTAAAAAAATTGCTCAACATATTGGGGCTTTAGATATTCCAAATGAACGTAAGGTTCATA